CGAAAGAAAGCACAAGTTCTGCCGTCGTTGTGGTTGCTTCGGTGTTGATGACGCGAATAACGACCGGCACGCCGTTAGCTCCGTCGTTGGCCTCAAGCAAATTCTGGACTTCGCCGGTGACGTTGGAAACCTTAACGATGACTGCCGGAATCTCGCCCTTACCGGTTTCGCCAACGGTGTCAAGTTCAAACGGGAAAGCCTGCCAAGTGTCGCCGTTCCATAGAATATCTTCGTTATTGGCGACCAGCTTTAAATTGGTCGCGCCGATAGAGACTTCCAGCAAGATTAGCCAGGCAGAGTCGGTGGAGAGCTTGTTCTTCTCGATTAAAGCGGCGGTTGAAAGTGTTCTCATCAGACTTCCTCCAGTTTCAAAGAAACTTGCGAATGCGTCGAACTGACGCTTTCGTGATCAATGTCGCCGGCAAAGCGAACAGTAAAACTGTTGCCGAATTCGTCAGACCAAGAGAATGACGCAGAGCCGCCGGCACAGGTGGCATACCAAGAAAGCAGTTGAACAAGGTCGGTGTCGGGCATAGCGTTCCACTTCAACGACCATTCGCGTAGCTGGCGGGTATATTTCGCCCTACTAATCTTCATACCATTGACTTGCTGGGAGACTAGAGAGTTATCTTTGACTTTCGTCGGCATCGAGATAGACGGTTTTTGAATCGTTGGCCAGCCTGACATTATGAACGCCTCCCGATGATGTCCTGAATGCCGCTGACATTGCGGCTGTAGCCTTCAAGGAAAAGGTCAACGACGACTTTCCCGCCGTCTGTTCGCTGGCTAGTTCTAGCATTAACCGGCACACCGGTTTGATTGATAACATTAACTTGCACGTTTGCACCACCGCCAATTTCGCCCAGCCTTGAAAGTGGAATGACCGCTTCTGATTCGCCGCCTTCGCCAATCATAGCAAGAGTCGGTTTTGTGACGATGCCGCCGTCTGCAAAAGGAACAGGAGAGAAAGCCCTTGCGGCGGCACCCATCATGCTAACCGCGCCAGCGGTAGCAGCGGCCCCGGAGGTTGCGGCAGCTCCGAAGGTTGCCGCGTTTACCATAGCGGCGGCGGGAGCCCACGCGGCAGTAATAATGGCGGCTTGCGCAACGCTTGCGGCAGTTGTGGCAGTGCGAATTGACGCAGACATAACAGAGGCAAGCTTTTGTTGAATTTGCCACTTCACGACCATTTGAATAATCTGCATACCAAGCTCGCGGAAGGCTTCGCCGGCATTCTTCGCGCCGGTTACAATTCCGGTCAGGGCGTCGGTCAATCCGTAATAGACCGTTCTGTAGCTTTCGGCCATAAAGTCGGCGTTGGTGCGGTGAGCGTCGCGCTGCAGCTGGTCGTAGACATTCATCAGGTTGCGATTACCTTCAAGGTGTGCCCGGTATGCCGCCTGTTTCTGGTCTAAATGGGCGACGTATGCGTCAAGGTCGGCAGCCTGCATGTCGGCTTGTAATTGCGCTTCAAGCGCTAAGCCGTTCTGTATTGCCTGAATCCGCTGCGCGTTCGCTTCTGCTTCGGCCCAGTCGGCTTCCATCTGTTCCTCAATATAGTCTGCGTGCGATTGTGCCATTTCGACGTTGAGCTTTGCTTCTTCGTCAGCAGCTTCGCGCTCAAGCTCGATGCGGCGTTGATAATAAGTTTCGTCGAGCATGAACAGATCGCGGCGGTAGTTTTTGTTATAAGCTTTTGAACGGTCGAGGTTTTCACGTTCTCGCTGATATTCAAGATCGAGCATTGCCGACTTGCCCAGCGCCTGCTGGGTGTATGATTGCAAAATTGATTCGCTGGTGCGCTTGGCTTCTTCGGCAAGTTTGTCGGCTTCGTTAGAACCGTCAGGCTTGCTCGCTTCAAACATTTTTGATATTGTCGCATTTGTGCCGAACCCAGTAACGTTCTTTAACAAAGAATTTGCCGGATTATCTTTTAATATTGCAACCAAATCATCGGTTAAAATCTTAGCGTTGCGTATGGCGTTCTCGTGTTTTTCTTCAACCAAAGCTATAGCCTCATCAATTTGAGCTAATTTAGCTAAAGCACCCTGCTCTTGCACGTGAGCAGCCGCAATTAAAGTTGTTATTGTTTGGTCTGCAGCTCTTCTGTAGCTCTGCGATGGGTCAGTAAGTCGATTTAAATCGGATAGGGCCTTGCCATATTTTAGTAGCTGGTCTTCCCTCAGTTTCTTGAGTTCTTCAAGGCCTTTTCCGGCAAACTCGCTTTTAGTGCTCATCAACTCTTTAGCCTTGTCTGTTACAAGCACAACGGCGGCGGCGATGGCACCATACATGAGCGCAACCTTAGACAATGGGACTATTGCGGTCTTAAGAGCGATTCCAGCGGCGGCGATGGACGGAATTAGAGTGCCCGTAATTGCGGCGGCGGTAGAAAAAATCACAAGTCTCGCGTTTTCGCCGAATAAGTCCGAGAAAGCCTTACTAAAGCCAGCATCTTGCAGGGTTGTGCGAAACGCGATGGCTTCATCTCTTATGCGTTGCATTGCACTCTGTAATCCTGCTGACTGTGTAATTTGCTTTCCTACAATGCGCATGCTGTTTTCAGCTTCATCGACGATGGTTGACCACATTCCGAGCATTGTTTTAGACTGAATATTCATCATTCCGCCGAAGCGGTCATTGATGCCCGACATGAAAGCGTTAATTGCTGTTATTGAGTTGACGGCGCGATCTTCGACAAGCTTCATTGCTTCAGGAATAGTCACGCCGAGTTTGCTCGCTAAAATTTCAAAAGCCGGTATGCCGTTTTCGGCAAGCTGCTTGATTTCCTGCGTTGCAAGCACGCCTTTTGAGCGAATATCACCAAAAGCTTTAATGATTCTATCCATGCCGCCAGAATCAAGCCCGAGACCAGAAGCGGCATCGCCGACAGAAGTTAAAACCGAAATTACTTCGTCAGCTGCAAAACCCAAAGCAAGCAAGCGTTTTGTTGCATCCGTAACTTCCGTGAAAGTGAAAGGCGTCTTGGCCGCGAAAGTTTGAAGTTCTTCGAGCTTGGCCTTTGCGGCATCAGCACCGCCCAAAAGTCTTTGAAAAGCCTTTGTTTGTGTTTCCAGATCGGCGGCCAGCTTTACCGATTTCGCGCCAAGGTAGCCGACTGCAGCGGCGACTCCGGCGATTGATGCGGCCAAAGCCTGCGATGTGCGAATGGCGGCAGAACCGAAAGCTTTCTGCAGATCTCGCTCTGCAAGTCTCATTTTTTTCTGGAATTCTCTGGTATCGAGCCCCAGCCCTACATAAAAACTGCCTATCGGCTTGCCTGCCATTTTATTAACCTCCGTAACGCTTTCTGAGTGCGTCGCGCTCTTCTTTCAGATTGCCAGTTCTTGCTTGCCGCTTCCGCTCTGGTGGTTTTTCGCCGATCAATTCGTGAGCCGTAACCTGCTTTTTCATATTGCCACTAGCGTTCATCAGATTTGCGACGGCCCAGGCCATAGTTAAACGCTCTGCCTTCTTCCGTTCCGCATAGCCCTTCAGTAGATTTCTCCACTGGCCCGGCGTGTATGCGTAGAACTCCCAGGGGTGAAGGCCGAGGCTGCCAAGTGCGAAAGGCTCTTGTGCCTCGACCCACTCCCGGAAGGTCTTTAATTCGCCGGGCTGGTCTGAGGGTCGGCGGTTTCAGCTTCTTCCTGTTTCGGAAAAATACCGCTGGCCTCGATGGCCTTGCAGACTTCTTCAATGATCTTGCCGAGCGGTTCGCCGTCGTCGAGGCGCTTCTGCATCAGTTCGCCTGCTTCAGAGAGCTTCAGTTTAGAATTGTCGTGCAGCAGTCCGGCCCAATAAAGACCGCGAATGGTCGACATTTTCGGCGCGGCGGCAAGGCTGACGGCGATCTGCGAAATGGACTGTCCGAGGATTTCTTCGGCGATTACGAAAGCGTTAATGTTGTATTTGAGCATGTTCTATCCTTCCGGGATTTGGTTTAGTTCGCGGTTGCGTCGATAGCAGCGGTGGTCTGAGCGCCAGACTGAATCGCGCCGTTTGTGGACTTCAGAGAGCCTGCGGCAACCCTGATTTTGTTGGTGGCCGTGGTCAGGGCTGAATCGAATGTAACAACCAATTTGCCGTCAGTAACAGCCACTGAGTCGGAAGCGCTAAGAGCGGCAAAAGTCGCGCCGTCGGCGGCAAAAGTAACAGCAGCTTTCAGAGCCGGAACGTCGGCCAGATTATTAGCGATGGATTCGGTGAAAGTGATGGTCGCGACCTTATCGGCGGCATCGAGGGTATGCGAGGCATATTCCGGCGAGCGCTCAAGGTCGAGAGCAGTAGCGCCTTTAAGGGTAAATGAAGCGGTTGACACGTCATCCTTCGGGCCAGTCAGTTCAACTGAACTGATAACCGCGTCGCCGACATATACCAGGTTGTCGCCATGGCTGAAAATGACGGTTACGGTCTGACCGTTCAGGGCATCGCTGACGATTGAATCCTGCGCGGCATCGTCATAAAGGGCGATACAGTCGCAGTTAATTTCCCAGCTGCGATTGCCGACGAGAAAAGTGTCCCAGCCGCCGGTGGTTTTGTCGGAAACGTCGATTTCTTTGGCGGAAATAGACAAGCTGGCGTCTTTCTGGCTGCCAAGGACTACGCCGTCGGCTTTTACGAGAACATCAACACCGAGAATTTTTGTGCTCATTATGATTACTCCTTATGCTCTAACCAGAGCCGAGGCACCTTTCAGCGTGAAAGATGCGGTTGAAACGTCGTCTTTCGGGCCGGTCAGCTCGACGCTTGAGATAACAGCGGTGCCGGTGTAAGTGATGTTTTCACCGTGATGGAAAACGACTTCGACAGTGCTGCCGGCAATGGCCTTGTCGATCAGATCATCCTGAACAACGTCGTCATAGAGGGCTATACAGTCGCAGTTAATTTCCCAG